CCGCCATTATATTACCTCCTAAATTCCAAGAATAATTCATTTTTAGGCCCGAAAGGTTTCGGCTCGTCTAATTCAAAGCCTAAAAACTTAACAAGCTTTATTGCGTATTCGTTATTAATATAAACTCTACCGTGTAAATGTTGTTCACCAATAAACCTTTTAGCAATTTTATAGAAAGAAAGAGGGATATGTTCCAACCCCTCTCCCAAACCTTCTGAAAAGAATAACCATAACTCATTTTCGCTATTCACGCCAAACAAACATATTACTTCGTTGCCATTCTCAACGGTTACACGCACCATAGAAGCGTTCCAAGACAAAGCCATACATAATGACAAGGGTAAGTCTGTTAAAGCTCTTATTTCGTCTATATTAGGCTGTGAAGGCTTGAATGTTTTGTAGTCTGTTTGCGTTGAATATCGAATGTTAAGCACCTATTTGTACCTCCGCCATTATTGCAAGTACGGTTATTGGTAATGGATCTGTTTGCTGAATTGTTATCCTTGCATCTACACTCCAACTGCTTATTGGGTTTAGTGACTTATCGCCTGTGTATAAGTCTGGAGCTTTCGACCATACATCTCCAAGTGCAAATTTTATAGTCTGTAAATTATCAGAACCGTTAATACCAATAGAACCGCCTGCTGTATCTTCTAGACGAACAGTAACATTTGCAATACGTTTAATTCTGCCTTGCGCAGTTCCGTCGGTTAAAGGATAATCAATATTCAATGTTTCCATTTCGCAAGTATATCCAAGTCCTATATGAATACGACTTGCAAGGTCTGTTAGTGTTATAGAACCGTCTACAACCTCTTGCGGTGTGTCAACACTTCCGTCTGCTAGTATTGATACTGTTTTACCTTCTAAATGGTCTAAACCGCTAACAGTCTGTATGCATTTGCGTGTATATCCGCTATCCTCATACTCTGAATATTCAGTACCGTCTATGTTTGTATCTTCGTCCATGTCTAAAAGCTCTATTGTATCGTCTGTTACCGTACCTACTTTATATCTATATCCGTTTAACTCTGTCATGCCTGTCATGTCTGATATATCGATATAATCTCCTGCACTATATCCATGTCCGACAACGGTTAAAACTACTGGACTTGCTTGTGTAGCTCCTGTTATTTCTTTTGGGTTATCATAAGTTAAACCACTGTCGACAAAGTGTTGGTCTTCTGGCTCTTTACTTACGTTTCTGTCTGCCAGTCTTTCAATATATCGTTTATACACGCCGTTTATCTTACGCTTAACAATAAACCAAACTTCTGTATATTTATCGCCGGGAATAGAAGCAACGCTTTCAAAATATCCGTCCGTTGTATGTCTTGCCCACGCCCATACTTTTTGTTCAGGCAAATAAGAGAATGACAACAATACACCGTCGTCCCTTACCGCCCATATTACGCTATCGGGAGCTTGCGCATATGCCCAGTCTACTATTTCGTGATGTCTGAACAAGTGTCCAACCAATACGCCTAAGTCTGTACCTTGATACGCATCTGATACTGCGTTATATCCAAAACCATTTACGGTAGTTCCCATTTCATTACAACAAAGTATTTGTGTATTTACTGCCAAAGGAGATAACGTAGATGCTCCTATGTAATCTTGTTGTGTAGCTCGAACTGTTGAAGGCGTAAGAGCTGTTGACTCTGAACCTGTTCCAACCTTCCAAAGTCCACCACCAGTAAAGCATATCATATAGCCTAAACTTAACATTGAGCGAATAAGGTTTACTCCACTACTAACTAATGGAGCTGTTATAGCATCATCATCTTCAACAGGATAGTTTACTAGAAAGTTAGGATAATCTCCTATTTGAGAAAACCAAATAGTTAAAGGGTCCTTTGTACTTCCTGCAAAAGCAAGTCTGTTTTGAAAGAATTGACAACACGAAGGATAACCATATTCCTCGTTCCACGCCCCCATTGCCCAGTCAGTCGTCGCAGTTGTAAAGGCTAAGTCTGTTTGTACTGTTGCAGTTGCGCTTGTGCCTGTTGTAACGCCTGTTATCTTAACAACGCCGTTTGACTGATAAGAATAAGCGTTCAAATCTATATAGCAAGTACCAGATGTATAAGTGTAATATATTCTTAAATATGTTAAAACATCGGTTTCTCCGCTTTCTGAAACATTTATATCGGCAGCACCCGAATAACTGCGCAGTGTTTCCCACGTTGTTCCATTATCTATCGACCTTTGAATAGTAACCTTGCCAGTCCATGTTCCATGAGTAACTATCGACCAACTGCCCTTGCATTTTATAGATGCGCTTGTAGTCGTTGATGTATATGTTAAGTTTAATACCTGTCCTGTTACGTCGTGACTTATTTGAAATAAAGAACCAACGTGATTAGATGTAAATATAGAACTAGAAGCCGTTAGTGTTATGTCACCTGTTGTAGCACTAGGCGTAATAGTTGTATCAGTAATGTTAGTTGTTCTAAATGGTCCGTTTTCAAAATCATAATCGCTAAAACTCCAGTCATAATGACTAGAACGTGTTAATGCTTTAGGTTTATATGAGCTGTGGCACAAAAACAAAGTATCGGCAGATTGTGCAGTCTTTACTGTACTCAAATCATCTTTTGAATATGTATTTGTTGTTTCCACAACGTCACTTTGTACCCAGTACGTTTCCCAGCTTGCCCCTGTGGCTGGTTTATTAGTATCGTCCGAAGTATGTGCTAGTATGCAACGGTAAACAACACTAGAGCTAACTATGGGCGTGTCAGCAGTATAAGATGTTGCTGTTACCCAGTCGCTTGCGTTAGCAGATGTGTTAATTATTTGCCCGCCGTCTTTATAATATCTGAAATATTTATCTCCAGCCTCTATGATGTACGCTTGCTCTGCTGAAAATTGAAAAGGTATTAGCCTTGTAGAAGTGTCGGAGTCTTTAACTTCTGCAATAAATTCAGTTCCAGCTCTGTTTGTAGCACCACCGCAGAAACGTGGGTAAAAGTTTAACATTGTTTTTAGTGACGAGTCGTATTTTTCATAATTCGTTCTTGCCCAAACATCTGGGGAAACCTCTCCACCATTAAATGCACTTTGCATACAGTGTATTTTAGGTAATGTCGTTTGCATTCCTGCCATTATCTGCGCCCCCTCGTGTAGCTACTTTGTAGCTCAAAAGGCGTATTGTTTTCGTTTGCTGCAGACGTTTTAGCATCGTTTATTGCTAGTTGATATTTCTGCATCATGTTATTTGATAGCGAAGTGTTACCGGAAATACTGTTTGATACTTCCGCTGCAAGCATATAGCTTAGTGCTTTAACGAATTGTGGATCATAAATGCTGGTTGACGGTGCTTTAATTGTATATTCTATATAAGCGTTCTCTATATTACTTACTATGTACTGTTTTAACCCATCGCTAGATGCTATGCTTTTATATTCATTTTTTAAGTTTGTAACGTTTCCGTCGCCCTCGGTATAAACCTTTAATATTTTAACACAGTCTGTTGGATATAAATAAGTGTAGTCCCACCCTGTTGTTTCTACTGATAAAAGGTCTAATGTATCTATTTTTCTTGCAAACGACCAAGGAAAGTCCCTTAAAACTGTTTGCAAGCAGTTTTCATAGTTAATGGATAACAACCTAGCTGTTTCCGTTTCTTCGTCCAGTGAAGTTATCTCACCACCACCAAAACGTGATAATGCTAAATTACATATTGCTGTTGATGAAATCATATCACACCTCCATATTATTAAAAATGGGGGTTGTTACGCCCCCAATAAGTTAGCTAGGAGTACAACTTGATACTCCGCTTTGCACCCAAACGCCATTATCTGCAATAACTCTAACACTTGCTCCGATATACCCACTCATTGTTACCGTTGTATAACTAGAAGATGCCCCTTTTGCAAACGTTCCGCCTGTAAAAGTTATAACATGGGCAAAAGCCGTTCTTGCTAATATCGTAATTACTAAACCATTCTGCGCAGTAGTAGGAGCTGCGATAGTCATAGCTGCTGCTGAAGTCTTTGCTATTGCTGCTATACCTTTGCTGATAGTAATAGCACCGTCAGCATCATAAGCAGTTGTAACATACAAGGCAGAAGACGTACCGCCAACCATTGTTTTGTTAGTTAATGTTTGCACACCTGTCAGTGTAACTAATGTTTGTACTAAATCTTGCAAATACAATAATAATTGTTGCAAATTCCAGTTTATTCGTAGCATTAGCATTCTCCTTTCAAAAAAAGCGGGGACAACGCCTAAACGCTATCCCCAAATAAATTACATAATAGTCATATTAGTTTGTTGCGCATCATCTACAAAAGCGTTGTATGCGCCAGCGGTTAAAGCTGCTACTGCGATAGTATGAACTACTTTAACATATTGCAATACTTCGGCAGGCAAAGTAACTTCTAGCACCTTTTTACCAGCCGTATAACCGCCAAAAGCAGCAGCTGTTACGGAAAACAGGGTAACAGGTGAAGTAAATGCTTCGTCGCTTGCGGTTACAACGGTGTATGCTTCTGTCGCACTACCGTCACTTGTAGAAGTTGTTGCTACTGTAACTAAAACCTTTTTGTTATATCCTGCACCTGCACGACCAAAGTCAATAATTTTACTGTTATGTGCATTAACAGTTGTATCAGCCAAAGCGTTGGCCATAATCATTTCATTATCTAAAATTGCCATTTATTTATCTCCCCTTTCTAATTAGGATACTACTGTTTCTGCGCTAGAAATTTTGTCGGACAACATTACAGGCCAACCATTAAGCATAAGAGTAGGAGCTGCGCCGATATTCTCTGCCCAAGTTAAGTTAACATTGAACGTACCTTTTGCCATTCTCTCTAATGCAGTGTATACTACTTCGTTTACATACCATACAAATTTATAACCGGCTTTAAATTGCATACGGTTTTTAAGAGTAAATACTTTTGCGAACAAGTCAGCAGATGTATCACTATCAGTACCATAAGTCAATAAAGCAGCGGTATCAATGTTAGCAATACGACCGCCTAAGCGATAGTTCTGTACTGTCAAACCTACTTGCCAATTGATATTTACGCAATAAGCATAAAATGGTTTATCGGCACTGTCTGTTACACGTTGGTTAGGGTTAACAATTCTATCAATGCCAGCTTGACTGCCCATAGGATAGAACAAGTTGAAACCACCATCGCCCCAGCCTACTAGATACATAGAGGACAAGTTAGTAGAACCACCAGCACTAATAACTTGATAACCTTTATTTGTTTTAGTAGAACTAATAGAGTTGTAACGAGTAGCAAGTCCATCAATAGACAAAATGGAAGTCTTTTGATTGCCATAGAAAATATCGTTTTCAAAATCTTCAGTCATAGCTGCAATAGCTGCTTTTTCTTGCCCAAGCATATAGTTAGCCTGTTGAGGATATTTCTCTAAAAGTCTAATATCAGTTTCAACGTTGGCCTCATACATACAAGCCATATCAAATACTGGGATATCAGTCTTTTTGCTCTTTGCAACGCCTTCATTGTAGGAGCGTTTGCTTGCTGTACCTTTTGTAGCTTGTAAAGTTGTTTGGTTGCCGTTGTTTGCACTACCTTCAATTACTGTTGAGGATTGAACTACTGGGCAACTTTCTTCTAAAATAGGAATTATCTTCGCAGCACTTCCGTCTGCGTTCATTGCGTTTTTAAGGTCTGCCCATGATACAGCAGCTCCGTTAATGGTTGTCATTTATAAATCACCCTTTCTTGTTTTGTGGTAAACCTGGATAATAATTTTCCTTGCTGTTTGCTGGAGTAGAAACCCCTGTTATTAAACTAGACTCACTAATAACACTTGCTATATTCTTAAACACCCTTATCATTTCGGGGTGGTTGCCTAGTCCTGTTGAATTCAAGAACTCTTTAAATTCCGGTGTAGCAAACTTAGCTACCGCCTTGTTAGCACTATCTATACCTTTGTCGCCAAACTCTTTGCTTGCCTGTTCGCCCCACGCCTTAACCTCATTGTCGTGAGAAGCTTGCATTGCTGGAACAACTTTAGATGTGTAGAAATCAAGAGCAGACTGTGCTTGCTTTTGGTTCATACCTTCTGCCTTTGCCCATTCCTTGAACTCTGGAATAGGAGCTTCAAAGCCTTCGGGTAACGTGAACTCACCATATTCACCTAGAACTTCTTTCACTTCTTCTTTCGTTGCTTCTTTTACTACCTCTTGCGTTTCTTCTTTTGGTGCTTCTGCTACTTCTGTTGCAGGCGCTTCTTGCGTTACTTGCGTGTCTACTGTATCTGCGGCGGCAGTGTCAAGTTGAGCCGTAGAAGTTGTTACTACTTCCTCCATGTAATCACCTATTCCCTTTCATTTCAATTTTAACTTCGTCTATCGTTGCATTTTGGAACATGATGTACTCTTTTTCCGCTTTATGTCTAAGGTCTACACCACGCAAACCGTTAGCATCTATACTACCGATTAAGTCTATTGCAACAGATCGCCTCCCAGCGTTGAAAAAATCTCTGCTATTGCCTTTAAGTGAAGCGTCCATTAAACCACAATGCATTATCATGTAAGAAAAGAACCTTCTCCCTTCTCGTGTACTCATAATCTTTCTTATATCTTCTTGGCACTGTTCACTCAACTTCTTACCGACTAATTCTATTTGTATAGGATATCTATTGTCTATCATTGAGGACCTACCAATCTAGTTAGCGCATTATCACCGCTCATATCAGCTTGTGAAGCACTCTTTGCGCTTTCTATTCCCTGTTGTAACGCCTGCATCTGTTGAGCTTGTGCTTGTGCTTGTTGCCGTTGAGCTCGTATCTGTGCCACTACTTCATCACTGCGAATAATTGAAGGTGGTGAACCATTTAGACCTCCCACTTGGTCTACTACTTCGTCGAAGTCGATTTTGTCTAGTATGCTCATGTCGCCAGAGCCACTAGCCATAGCAATCGTAGTTTGTACCGTATCTGTAATAGGTGTTAGCGACTGTTGCTTTTGTGCTTGCGCTAAGATAGAAGTAAACTCAACGTCCATTTCCATGCCTTGTATCTCTGGCGGTGGTGGTGGATACACACCTGCTCTAAAACAAATATCCATTACTCTTTCAACTATCATGTTGAGATAGTCTTGCAAACTTTCAAGCAACGGTCCCATTTGGCTCATCTTCTCGCTTGACAACTCTATAACTTCTCTTGCCGTTCTTGTTCCTTTTTCCATGTCGCTTATTAGTTGGAATACTTTAACGCAGAAATGCTCTTTTTCACATTCCTCAAAGCTCTGCATTAAAGCCATTGCGCTTTGTATGTTAAGGTTAACGTTGAACAACGGTTTAATACCGTCGCCACTGCCACCGGTTGTTGGGTTGTAAAAGTTAACGCCACTGGGTAATGAGTTTATTCCAGCACCTTGCATTGATGTAGCAGCAGCTTGTAACGCAGGGTTAACGCCTAATTCAACGGCAGTTGCCATATCTCTAACAATTAGCTGAATAGCTTTAGCGTCTCCTAAACTCCACATTCCAGGTCCTGTGCCGTATATGTCTGCACCTTTCTTTTGAAAAGGCATAGCCATAATGGGGAACAGATTAAAGCCACCTTCTTTTAACCACTCGTCCTCTTTGCAACCGTCTGTCCAGTACAAATCTTTAAACTTCATCGACTTATTATCTATTTTGTTTTTGTCGTAGTCTGGATTGGGTATGATTAAATGCTTAACATCTCGCAACTTACTGTCGTTATTATCTCTAGCAGTAATAATATCTTTGGGGACGTTTTCCTCGCCAAACTTATCTATCATCTGCGCAGGACTTAACTTGATAGTCATTGCAAACTGATTATAACGCCCTCTATGGTCTATACCAAGTGCATATTCACCGCAAGTGAACGTGTGGCAGTGTATTACTGTATCGTCGCCTTCTTCTATCATCATAGCAGCTGTGCAGAAATCGCCTAGCTCTAAATACCACTTATGATTTTCAGTATAAAAGCCACCCTTTGCTAATACATCTAGCGTAATATCTTTAACTATGTTTAGCCAGCCTAATACGTTGCCGTTCTGCATAAGTTGTGGTGAACGAAAGCCCAGCTTTACCCACGGTCTTGTAGGGCTTGTTACGCCCCATTGCAAGCCAGCAGCGAAAATGTTGGAATACTTAATACTCATAGTTCTGATTAAGTTTTCATCTATTCTTTCACCGCTGTTACTTTCTTCGCCGTCAAAAAAGCCTATATAAGGGTTAATATAATCTCTAATATCACGCCAAACAGGCACCCACTTTTGCTTTTCATCGTCCAGCGACTTGTATATCTGCTCTGCTTTTTGTTTTTCACTCTGCGACACTATATCACCCCCTCTACATTACCCACCGAGTAACGTCTTTTTGCTTGTCGTAGCTAAACTTGTATCTCCTGTACTGCCTGTTAGTATTGTTGACTGATAACCACTCGCAGCAGCGGCACTTTTTTTGGAAGCCTTTGCAGCATCTAACGCATCTGTACCACTTGTAGTCGTTACGGCAGAAGGTGCTGCACTTACCTCTGTTGCTTTGGTTGTTTTGGCAGATGAACTACCGCCAAACAACGAACTCAAAACACTCATGTTATTACCTCCTCAATGGATTGTAGTTATTAGGTCTGCTAAAAGACAAACCGCTATTACTATTGCTTGCGTTCTTGTAATCAGCTATCGGACTACCACCACTTAGTGCAAACTGTGGCTTACCGTCGTTGTCCATGTTCCTCACGATGCCCATTTCAACGCTTAATGCGTAGCGTAAACTGTCGATTAAATGATTGTTCTTGTCTATCGCCTTCGGCAAAGCTACACCGTCTTTATCTTCTAACCACTTGTAAACAGTAAACTCATTTATCATATCTGTTAACCGGTAATCAATTATAATCTGCTGTTGTTGCAGCCATTGTATGCCAAAGTTAATTGAGCCTTTAGGCTTGTACGCAGCTGTTGCTGACACGCCAAGTTGTCTTAGCTCGCTTATTAACCTAATGTCTGCACCGTCGCACATAACAAGCTCTAAGTCAAACATTGCAGTTGCTTCTGCTGCCAACAAGTCGTTTGGGCAAGCATACAAGTACTTAGCTTTAGTAATAAATATTCGCTTGTTCTTCTTGTCGTAGTGACAGCGAACTAACGCACAAGGATCATCACCGAAGCCAAAATCTAAACCATTGTTAAAATCAGTAAACTTCATTTGTGATAGATCGTCTGTTCCCCAGTTAGTAAATATGCTCTTGCCTAGTATTCCCCAATTGCCCAACAAGTAAACGTTGCGGTAATACTTGTCCTCTGTATTCTCCAGCCTTACTATATCGTCTTGTGTTAAAAATGCGTTATCTTTATATGTAGTCTTTAGTATAAGCACTCTATCGTCTTTATATAGCTTGCTATCGTCTGCCCAGTGTCCCTCAAAGTACGTCTTATATATCCAATGCGTTTGGTAAA